CTGGTTCAAGTTGGACCTGGACAAGTACAACCGGGCAATGCAGGACCTTGAAGATAGCGACCAGCACGACGATCAGTTGCTCAATCAGGCGCAACAGCGCGAGAAAGCCCTACAGCAATCCGGTAGTGTGGTGGAGATCGCCAACTGCTACCCACAGGCCCTGTACTTCCAGCGCAACGAGGTGACCGACGAGTCCTGGTACTACCTGCGCGTCGACTTCCCCCACGACTCGGAAAGCGTGAAAAACACCTTCACCAGCGGGCAGTTGTCCGCCGCGAGTGAGTTCAAGAAGCGGCTGCTTGGCATGGCTGCAGGTGCGATGTTCACCGGCAGCGGCCAGCAGCTCGACAAGCTCATGAAGGATCAGTTGTACGGCATCAAAACCGTGTCGACGATCGACTACGTGGGCTACAGCAATGAGCACGCCTGTTACGTCTACGGCGATATCGCGATCAAAGACGGCACCACCTACAAGGTCAACAGCGAAGACTATTTCGAGTTCGGCAAGCTGCGCCTGAAGACCCTGCAGAAGGGCGTCACCATCAAGCTGCAGCGTGAGGCAAAGGGCTTCGACGAGAAATGGCTGCAGTTGCTGTGGACGTGCTTCGGTGCCCAGGGAGTTGTCGCCCTGGTGTTCTTCTTCGGATCTCTGTTCTGCGAACAGATTCGCGCCCGCTACCAGTCCTTCCCATTTCTGGAAGCCACGGGTGAAGCCGGCTCCGGCAAAACGACCCTGCTCAACCTGCTTTGGAAGCTGCTCGGCCGCGAAGGCTATGAAGGGTTTGACCCTATGAAATCTACCAAGGCCGGACGCTCTCGCCTGATGGGTCAGGTTTCCGGCATGCCGGTGGTATTCCTTGAGGCTGACCGTCACAGCGAAGACCGAGCCCATGCAAAAACCTTCGAATGGGACGAACTGAAAGACTTCTTCGGCGGCGGCACGCTGGCCACGAAAGGCGTAAAGACAGCCGGTAACGAGACGTACGAGCCACCGTTTCGCGGAACCATCGCTATCGCCCAGAACGCGGCGGTGGTAGCCCATGAAGCGATCATGACGCGGATCGTGAAATTGCACTTCGTCCGCCCGATCGTTACACCGGAAAGCCGGGCAGCTGCAGATCAGCTCAACGCGCTGGATGGTGACACCCTGAGCCATTTCCTGTTACGGGCAGTCGGGAAGGAATCCGCTGTGCTCGATCTGTTCGCCCAGCGCATGCCCGAACACGAAGCGAAGCTGCGCCGGCTGCACACCCACTGTTTCGCCTGTGGAACGGCCTACATCAGCGACCAGGGCAACTGCAGCAGCTGTGGTTATGACCTGCGCGGGTACATCCGCGTCGAGCGGATCAGCAAGAACCACTCTCAATTGCTCGCCCTGCTGGATAGCCTGTGCCTGGTACTGAAATTGAGCGCGCCACAGGTGACCGCCACCCAGCGCCAGATCGTCCGGATGGCCATCGAGCGCCAGGCCTCGATCAGTTCCGACCATGCGGCAGTGGCCGAATTTTGGGAAGTCTACGACTACCTCGAATCCCTCAGCGAAGACCCGGTGGTCGATCACAGCAGCGACCCAACTGTTATCGCCATCAACCTCAACGAGTTCTGCGAACGCGCTGCAGAACACAAGCAGAAGCTGGCCGATGTGGGCACCTTGCGCGACCTGCTCAAGGAGTCCCGCTCACGCAAGTTCCTGGACAGCAATAAGGCCGTACACAGCGCTGTACGGGCCGCGTTCAATCATCGAAACCCATGTTCGGCCCCCCGACCGACGACAGTGAAATGCTGGACATTCAAAGCGTAAAGGAGAGCAAGACCGATGCAAATCCAAGTGTTTATGGGCAACGCCAGCGACGGCAAAACCAGCAAGCTGCAGGCTGTTCAGGATCGTTTGGAATGGATGGGGGAAAGCGCCCCGATCATCCAAGCCGGTGCTTATGGCGAGGATGGTTTGCTGCAGATCATGGAAGTGCGGGCAGCAGCTGGCCAACGCGAGATCCTGGTGGATGACTGTACCAGACAGCAGATTTTGAGGGTTCTGGAATGGCAGTCGTGCGTCGAGCATGAGCCGAGCTTTACCGACCTGGTGATTCACCTGGCTCGAAAGGACTGACATTAAAAGAAGCGGTGTCGAGGAGTTGCACCTCCCCGGCACCAACCACTACAGAGGAGCAACACCATGCAAGCACAGCACCAAAGCAGCAGCGAATCGAAGGCTAACACATTGACCAACGTTGACGCTCAGTCCGCACGGCATCTGCTGGCCATTCGGATTGTCGGCACCGCGCTGTTCGATTACCAGGTACGGAAAACCGACGATGCAAGGATCCGACTTGAATGCCTTACCTGCTTCGCCAAAGAGCTTGGCGACCTCGACGCAGCGGAGTTCGCCATTGTGGCCCAACTGCTGACTAGTCATTCGTCGTCCAAGCGCGACATCACTGCTCGGACTCTCTCACTTGAAGGTGCAACACTATGAAAACGTTATTTGTCCTCATGGCCCAATACAATGGCCAGGTTGTGATTCCATTGGATCGAGTCTGTCAGGACTATTTCACTCACCTGACCACAGATATGTTTCAGCGCAAGGTGGGAGCTGGGCAAATAAAGATCCCCATCACGCGTATGGAGCCTAGCCAAAAGAGCGCAAAAGGAATTCATATCACCGACCTATCCGAATATCTGGATGCTCAGCGCGCAGCTGCCGTCAAAGAAAGCAATCAGTTGAACAGCGCGCCGCGCAGTAGCTGATTTACTTCAGCGTCTTGGCGCCCAATTTTACGGGCGCCTGCAAGACTTTCTCGAACCACTCCCAGTTCGCATATATGTCACCTCTACCGCGTAGATGGGTGTAACGACGCATTGAGTTCCAATCGCGATGCCCCGAGACACTCGCTACCCGAGGGATATCCCAGTCCATTTCAAATAGCCGACTCACGCCCTCATGGCGCAGATCGTGAAAGTGCAGATCCTCAATATCGAGAAACTTACAAGCCCTGGTCCAAGATGTGGATATGGACTCAGCGCTATATGGGAAAATCTCAGACAGTACCTTCGGCATGGTTTGTAGGATCGCCCACGCTTCCGGCGGTAAATGGCACCACACATCGTTGCCAATCTTCTGCCCAGGGTTTTTCATGTCGCGCACCAACACCCGGTGACCTACCTCATCCAGGTCAGCCCATTGAATCCGAGTTATTTCTTCTTGGCGGCGTGTTGAGAACAGCGCAAACGCGGTCACCTTGAGCATGTTGATTGAGGTTGGACGATAGGCCTGGATACCCTGGAAGTGCTTCAGCAGCTTGTCCAGCTCGTCCAGGGTGGGGCAACGGTCACGCTCGCGACTTCGCATGTTGTAACCCAGCTTCTTCAACACCCGACGTGCATCGGCCATCGCGTGAGGATCAACCTCATACCCCCAAGCGGGACGAGCGATCGAGAGCACAGCACCAAGATGCGCCAGATCGTTACCAGCCGTCTGTGGCTTGATGTTTCCGCCCTCTTCACCCATCCGCCATAACGCATACTCCACCAACAGCTGACTGTTGATGTCCTGATCGTTCAACTTACCCAAATACGATTCACTGATGGCTTTGAGCGTACCGAGCTTGGTCTTCCCCAGTGCTCGAACCTTTTCCATCTCAATCACATAGCGATCGATCATTTCCTTTATCGTCGCGCCCTTGCGGTTTGCCCGCTCGATCGCGCCTGGTTGATCCAGCTCGGCTTCGCGCTTTCGAACCCAAGCCTGGGCGGCCTGTTTACGGGCGAAGGTCTGGCTCTCTTGGTAAACTTGTGCACCATCGCGAAACAGGCGTATCTGTGCCGTGTAACTGGTACTGCCGTCGGTGCGTTTCCGTGCTCTGATCGTGGCCATGGTCAACTGGTACAATTTCTAAAGTGGTTGGTACATTGTACCAACGACTCTCAAAAAACGCCCATTTACCCCCTAAAACCGGCTTTGAACACGTAGAGCAAAATGGTACATAAATCAGCTACATACCCAGTAAACTCAAGCTCTACAGTGTCTAGACGCTTTAGCGTTGCACCCATGATGGATTGGACTGATAGACATTGCCGGTTCTTCCTACGCCTGCTCTCCAAGCACACCCTGCTCTACACCGAAATGGTCACCACTGGCGCCATCCTCCACGGCGACCATGAGCGT